CCCCGCATTCCGCCTCGCGCCCGCCACCCCGGCGAGAGCGCCGCGGAGAAGGCGCTTGAGATTACGCGCCAGAAAATGTTGCTCGACATTGACCGCAACGTTAAATCTTGGAAGTACGGCATACTGCATGAAGAAGCCCCCCGAGTGTTGCGAGAAATTTCTTACTACAGGGAAGAAGCAACTGCAGACGTACGCGAGAGGCTTAAGGCTGTGCTCGCGACTCCCTCTAACGCCCTATTGCGTGATTACATGCGGAAGGTGTCGCCCATGTGGTCCCCAGGAGAAGATGGGGAAGAGATTCCGGATCGGGACGGAAACCCTTACTTTCGGCGGGTTGGCTCTTACGAGCCGGCGCGCACGGCGAAAGCCAAGAAGTACAGGGAGGAAGAGACCGATTTGCAGAAGAAGCTGCGCGCTCTTGCGAGCAGTTACTATGCAGACCGGCGTCATGGGTGCAAGAAAGGGGAGTACAGGATTCCCGCGAGTTCGAAGAAGAATATTGACAGGTCCCTGAAAGCGCAGGCAGCGCTCGCGGTAGCGAGCCCCCCCCAGCTCACGAGTGAGCAGAAGGAAGAGTTTGAGGCAGCAGTGAAGCTCGTCCGCGAGAAGTACGCAGCTGGCATCGGCGATGAGCCGATCAAGACTTACCTTGAGGAGGGAGACTATGGCTTTCTGAAGACATTCCTCGGCTTTGAGGATAAGTCGTCTGGAGTCAGTGCGCGGTTTAGGAACATGAAGAAAGCGGCATGGGTCAAGGCCCACCCCGAAGAGGTGGTGGACCTCGCCCTTAGCCGGTTGATCCTCATTGCCGTGGCCGGAGATCAGCTCAAGGAGCTTAACGCAATTGAGCTTATTCAGTACGGTTGCGCCGATGTGAAGGACATCTTCATGAAGCCGGAGGAGCACTCTCCGCAGAAGATTGCAGAGGGCAGGTTCAGGTTGATCTGGATTAGCAGTCTAGTCGACCTTACTGTTCAAGCACTTCTGCACAAGGCTGATAACGCCGCTCACGTGGACGCTTATCAGGCGGGGCACTTGACTTGCGCTGCACTGGGCATGGGGCACAGCCCCGAGGGCCTGCAGCATCTCGTCAGAGCATTTGAGAGGGAAGGAGTGGCAGAGCGGAATGTGTCGAGTGATGCATCTGCATTTGATCTGTCCATTGATGGCTCTTTCATACATGCCGACGGCGAGCGCCGCGCCGACAATTGCGCCGACGAAGACGTTGCCAGGTTGGTCAAGCGGTATGCACACATTTTGTGCAGCCATGTTTTGAACAATAACGGCGATGTTTGGCTATGCCTTAAGTACGGAGTGACATCCTCAGGACAATTGTCAACCACGACTCAGAATACGTTCTCTCGGTCGGTCATGGCAGCCTACGGCGGCTGCTTGGGCTGGACTTGCGCAGGCGACGATTTGGTGGGCGATGAGAATTTTGACGAGACCCGCTTGCTTCACTTCGGAGTTCGATCACGAGATGTAGAGCTCCACGTCGGCGAGGCGGATTTCACCTCTCACCTGATCAACACGACGACCGCCACGGCGGCCTTCGGCAATGTTGAGAAGATGCTCTGGCACTTGTACGACACGTGCACAGACGTTTCCACCAACCGCGAGAGATTTGGCAGTTGCCTTTATATTCTTCGTGACACCCCAGGGGTGCGCGAGGATATCGCTGCCATTACGAACGATTTTGGAATCGACACGGACGGTTATGTGGCGGAGTCTAGTCTCATTCGAGACTTGGCTTAGCTGCGAACACCTCCGGCAGCCAACAGCAGGGCAGCTCGTAAGTCCCTGACGGGTGTGGCGACCCCGGCTCTGCAGCCGCCAAGAATCGCTAATCATTCTTGGTTGTACATATATAATATTTACATAATATTGCAATTTTCAGCCTACGCTCATGGTCTCTCCGGGGAAGCGCGTGAAGCGCACTATTCGCAAACAGAAAGCGAAAGTAATTAAGGATGCGACCTTGTTGCGAGGCATTAAGCAGGGAGTAGGCATGGTGGTTAAGAAGCCCTTTGGCTCCACCAGGGTCCGCGTGCGGAGGACCGCCAATCGTGGCAGGAACATCTCCAAGAAAGCGGCCTTGTGTGCTTTGACCAATGCCCATCTCCCCCTGCCGCGTGCGGTGGGAGCTTATACAGTTGTTAAGACGACTACAGTAATCGACAGTGCTTCGAGGGCGATGCTTTTTGGAACCATCAAAGGCAACCGCAGCAATCACCCCGACCCCGCCTGGTACGACACAGTAGCAGTCACAGCAGCCACGAGCTCTACCACTGCCGTTGGCGCCGCCGATAATGCTAGGTTTTATCTTGACACAGCTCTTGCGTCATCAGGCTTCTCTAGCTGCCGCCTTGTGCCAGCAGCATTCACAGTGCAAGTCATGTGCCCCAAGAGCCTACAGACAGCCGACGGCATAATATATATAGGTAGGTGCAAACAAGTCTTGGACTTGATGGGCAACACCCGCTCCTGGACGACCGTGATGGATGACTTAGTGTCTTATTCTGCTCCTCGCCTTTGCTCAGCTGGTAAGCTGGCGCTGCGTGGCGTTAAAGTGGATGCGATACCGAACAACATGTCACAGCTGTCAGATTTCTGCCCCAGGGCCATTTTGGCGTCCTCCGAGGATAACAAGTGGACGTGGGGCCAGGGCGGCGTCGATGCCCAGTTTGAAGGCTTTGCACCGATTTTCGTATATAACAAGAACACTGTAGATTTGCAGTACCTCGTCACAGTGGAGTGGCGCGTGCGCTTTGATCCAGGCAACCCCGCTTATGCAGGCCATACCTTCCATCCAGTCTCTAGCGACACTTGTTGGAGTGAGACTCTCAAGGGTATGGAAGCTGAGGGCCACGGAGTTGTGGATCTGGCAGAGGGCATTGCCGACTTCGGTGACGCGGCTATGACTGCTGTCGGAGCTCTTCTGTAGCGATAATCGTAGTAATAGTAAACCGAG